GTAAAATACACTTGATTTATATGTGAATACTTGTTTTGCTATAATGTCAGCGTAAGCGTCAGGTACAACCTCGATAGCCGCACCCGTACCCTTCCATACAAAAACAGGGTCAACGCCATTACTGACAACTATATACCATCCTAATTCTATCGTTCCAGCTGCCCCTTGGTCGAAGTGGCAAGTACTAACTGGATTACTTATCGTTCCAGTTAATGGAGTGTTAGTCAGTGCGTTAATGTTTATTAATGCCCATGTGTCAGGTGATGTAGCGTATTGATACACCGCTTCGTCGGTAACTGCCATGAGAATGTCAGTGCCGTCCAGTGCCTCATATTTGGGCAGATCAAGAGTGATACCGGCTGATAGGGTTACTGATACAGCGGGCGTTACAGTAGCAGTACCGTCACCAGTTATTTCACCTGTGGTAGTGAATGTACCGGTTAACACTGATATTACTAATATTTTAGCAGTTGTTACTTCTAAAACTGTACCTGTAGCAAGACTGGTTGCCTGAGCTACATCTTCCCCAACAACGAATGAACCGAAACTATCAGCAGTCGATGTAGCAGTAACAATCCTCAACGGCAACGTATCACCACCAATCTCAGCAGTTCCGTCACGTGGCGAAATATGCCCATAGTCATAACGAGTATTACGCGCGTCAGGTGACTGGGTAGGGCTGATAAACGTCGATGGTCTATCGGTGTTTACGCCACCTGTGGGCATGGGTACTTGTATTGATTTTGTTCGTTTTTTAGGCATATTATGCTAAAGTTCCGTAAGGGATAAATCTCACGTTTCCATTTACTCTAATTCTAATAAAGTTTTCCTCAGTCCATGTACCTGTAGCTTCTGCTGTAAGATCGTTAGCGAGAAAATCAAACAAAAATGGAGTAGTAGTCCTATTGTCTATTGAAGCAAAGGCGTGATTGCTAACGGTATTTCCCCCATTCTCTACATGGACTTCAAAAGTAGCACCAGGAGAACTCGTATCTCCTGCCCAATTATATTCCGCTTTTACAACATTAAAGCCGGAATCCCAAGCATTGCCATCCACCTCAACTACTGCGGTAGCGTCATCGCTATGAAAAGACCCAAAACCATAAGTATCATTATAGTATAATCCTATTGAACCATCGGAAATATCTATAACCTTTCCTTGGTTTTGATATCTAAGCCCTTTATCGTTATGGTTAGAACCAGCAACAATATTAATACCCCAATTAACATTGCCGCTATAATTCAATTCCATAGCCGTAGTTATGCCACTAGCACCATTTAGCGTAATATCAAATATGGGCAGCGAAGATGTAACTACCGTACTAGTCAGATCAAATAGTGATGTAGCAGAACTACTCATTGACAGCGTGCAATAATCACTAGCGTCCGTATGTGTGTCGTTACGTAACACAACATTCGCTTCAGGAACATATACGCCAGTATGATTATGAGCAGTTAAAGCCCAACCAATAGTCTTCCATTCGCCATCATAAACTTCTAACACATAATTAGCATCAGACTTAGCATATATCCGTCCCGACTCGAATCCTGCCTGTGGCGTAGGATCACCTGTAGCAACAAAACACCTGGCTGACCCTACTGCATGCTCCCCACCAGCACCAGCACCAGCAATAGTCACATGCTCCTTATCAAGCCGATCCTTAACAGCAGCACGCAGGTTCCGTATCTCGTCATCTGCCTTGGATACCTGATCCGTATTCGCGGGGGAGGCAACCTCCCAGTCTTGTTCGTCGTCATTAGACATTATATATCACCTTATTTCAAAATTATTGTAAGTAGAACACCGATCATAGTCACACAACCAGTTAGGAAAAAAACCACCATCCAAGGCGGTCGGTTCAACAATTTATCCTTTATTTCTTTTATATCAGTTGACATGCCTTTGAAATCGTCCTTTAATTTTGTTATATCCGATCTATTCAAATTGCCCAAAACACATGGGCTTTCAATTTTATCTGGCATATTAATATATCTCCGGTGTAAATGCTTGTTCTGCCCCCCAAGCCTCGTTGATTAGAGCCTCAGATTTATTGGCCCAATAGTTAGCCGTATCTTCCTCTTGTAGAAACTCAAACATCATCGAAGCTGCTAGATACACAATTGCAGGATCGAGACTTCTATCCAAGCTAGAGGTTGTTGTGTCGTTTGTTAGGGTCGCTGCCCACTTTTGGCCTATGAAGTGCAGGGTGTATGTTTCGACGTTAGCTACTGACGTTGGTGTCATAGTAGCTCCGCCAGCTCCTGTTAATAATCCAGTAGCATTAAATGTTCCTGATGTTACGGTTATTACAACAACTGTCGTTGATGTTACTGACGCTACGGTACCAGCGGCACCGCTACCAGTTTGGTCTATTACTTCGCCAACAATGAATGTTCCTGAGCTTGCAATCGCCGCTGTAGCAGTTATGTTAGCTGAAACATTAGGGATCGGATGCAAAATAACATTACCACCGAATATCGTATAATAATACGGCCTGGACTCAGCCTGACCTTCGGCATATGGATAGTCATCATAAAACTGATCCGTTTCCTTAAAGCCAAGATACGCGCCAACCGCAGCCGTAGACTCCGACCAGCGAAGTGACTCCACTGTCCTAAGCGTGGTGGGGATAGCGTAGCTCTTAGTACCGTCCACTAAAGTTAGGGACGTATCCTCAGTCCGAGTAACCTGCCAGGGAAACTTACCGGCAATCTCATCTACTGCCCATTGCAGGCGGGTGTTCACTGCCGAAGACTTATCGGTTCGATCAATAATCGACTCGACTTCATCTCTCATCTCTGATTTTTGTAATGTTCCCATGATGTAAAAACCTAAAAGGCGGGTGCCAGGCACACTGCCCGACACCCTAAGTCAGATGGTAAATTTAATTAATCAACACCAATCAAAGTGTAGTAGACACCCTGAGCTGATACAGGTGCGCGATTAGCACTGAGGGTCAAAGACGATCCATACGGGCCAGAACCAGTTCCACCAGTAGTATTAGCACGAACAATGTCACCACTACTAATAGCGGTTGAAGCAAAAGTGCTAAACGTAGTTGTAACTAAAGTTGTAACCGTAATAGCCTGTGCGTCAATAAACTCAACAGGATCAGTAGAAGTAGTTCCTACATTTAATACTGGAGAACCAGTAAATACTCCGATAGAATTTGACCACTTAGCTGACGCTATAGTCATATCATAAGGCGCCGTAAACAACACTCTTTCGATAAGATCGTTATTAGCAGTGAAATCGTCAATACCAAAAGTATCTGATATATTAAATACTTCACCTGATCGAGTCAGTGTCAAACTAGTTAAGGCTGATGCGTCAATCTCACCAGTAGCGGAAACTGTCTCATTGATATAGTAAAACTCAGTTGATGCCGTAGCAGGCTGAATTTGATAACTATATATCCGAGACAGTGTAGTAAACAACTCTACAGTTAAAGCAGTTGTAGCAAATGGAATATAACCAGTATCAACGGCATATCCATTATGCTGAAATCGCTTCTGTTTGTTGTAGTCTCTAGCCATTATTCATGACTCCTTTCTTGGGTTAAACGCCCCAGCCGGAACCGATTAGTTTAACTTCACCGCAAGCGATTGTACCGCCAGCCTCAGAACCAGAACTAATTGCATGACCAGCGGGAATAGCTACGTCAGTTTCCAGATACTCATCAATCTCACCAGCCGTAGCTGCAAAGAAAGATTCTCCAGCAGTCAGATTAACACCAGAAATAATGCTGATAGTAGCGGCTGAATATTTAGCACTAGCACTGGTATAGAAGTCAGGGCATACACCCTTAACCCAGAACCAACCATAATACTCATCAGTAATTGAACTAAGAGCTACAGCAGCAGGAGCGCATCCAATCGCCATACCACCAGTCAGAGTGATCTGAACAGCAGTATGGGAAGTAGCTAGACTGGTAGCAACTAAGCCAATAGTCAAGGCTTCTTTTGCCTGTAAATAAGCACAGACACCATATCCGCCAATAGTGGAATTAAAATAACCAATGCACGTACCCAACGGATACACACCAGCATAATCACTCGTACTGGCTACATTATGTGTAGTAGTAAGCGATAGTTCAGTAAAACCACTCGCTCCACCCCTGCCGGTAAAACCGGACTTCGGAATTGCATAAGGTTGCAACATAATAATAAAATCCTTTCTTTCTTCTTTTTTAGTTTAAGCCATAACAGGGGAAAAATAATTAACTCTAGGTTTCCAGCAGATCATACCACTATGGGCCAGAAGCACACGGGCAAGATATTCATCGATACCATTATTCTGCTCACCCTGCCATTTGAACGGGGTAGTCTTAAAGTTACGTTTCGGGTTAATACGCCATTCCCAACTTGACAAGTCAAGCATGAAGAAGTAGCTGTCAGGACAGTTATCGTCCAAGACAATCTCAACTCCGTCAATACTAAAGGAGGCAAAGCCAGCCTTAGCCAAGTCACCGGAAATATCAATAGTAGACTCATTGGCACGTACCAACGATTTCCACTTACGGTAAATTTTGGAACCGCAAATAGCCAGAAGGTTCTTTCGATTACCTTTATACTGCAAGCATTTATCTACCATAAAGTCCCACTGGCTGAAATTAACAGGAACAGCAGTAGCCATAGCTGAACTAGCGTCACTACCTGAATTACCATCCCACCAGTCGCCAGCAGTATCACGTTTAATCCCGCCGTAAGATTCCGTACCACCATACGTAGTAGCACCGCTATAGAAAGCAGCGTTAAGACTCAGTGGGTCGTCGGCACCAGGTACGGATACGCTTGAGCTTCCGCCGTACAGGCCGAAGAAATTCTCCGACAGGCGATCTACCATATCATCCTGGGCAGCCTTAACTTCCTCAGAGATGGTATCGACGATCATTTCCTCGCCATTATTCATAATCTCGTCATCGACATCATACTTAATGGGAGTCTGTGTGTACTTCCAACCAAACTTAGCTGCGGTACGTTTATCTTCAGTACCACTCTCAAGGGGTTCGCCCTTAGAATAATTCTGGGTAAGCGTATTCTTAGCATAGCGTACTGGTTTAGTAATCTTTGTGCCACCTTTAGTGACAACCCTATTCATGCGTTTCAATTTGAAAATCAGGGGTATTCTATCGTGAACCTGATCTTCTACGGTTCGTAAATATAGTTCTTGGGTATCAGCGTTAAGCTGAGCCACATCAATCGTTACACTCATAATGATTTATCCTTTCGTAGTTTTAATCATCGCTATAATAATTAGCAAATCCACCTTTGGCCTTCATGTCGGCCATGACTTCTTCGTGACTTCCTTTGAAGCCCGCCTTCTTAGTGGGTGCTGATCCCGTTTTACCAATATCAGCTTTTGTTCTCTTAGTAGCTGTTTTAGTAGGTGGTGCTGACCGTGAAGAATCGGCATAGCCCATCTCAATGTAAAGCATAGTATCTCTGTCAGGAGGAAAGTCACTACCTATACAGGTGTATCCTTCCTCAATAGCTTTCGCTTTAGCAAATACTAACGCTTCATTCCTATGGGACGCGCCATACTTCCTGTCACACTTATCGAAGTTTCGGGTGTAAGCCTCTTTTATCTTAGAGCTTTGTGACTCGCCAATCAGACTTTCGTTAGTCTGTTCCAGCTTATCCACCTTAACCTGTAATTTCTTTAGCAACTCATATGGATCATCGTCACTGTCTGGTGCTGGCGGTGACACGTGTGAAGCAATTAACTTAGCTTCAAGCTCGTTCACCTTCTGATTAACATTAATCAGATTTCTTTCAGCATTAGCTCTCCGCTGCTGTTCCTGCTGCAATACCTTATCAAACTGAGGCTTTTTTTCTTCTTCTTCTACTACTACTTCTTCGATTTCTTCTACTTCTTCAATTTCGTCACTCATAACAATAAACTTCCTTTCAGGTTTGGCTTTTAGTTAGCCCTCTCTGTCTATTTTTAACCGACTCACTGTTTGGCCACACGGCCCTTTAGCTATCAGTTACTATTTTTAATATATCTATCGGAGATCAACCCGACAGTTATTTCTTAATTATACTATTAGGCGGTCTAACTATCTCAACCGCTGGTTTCTTATCAAATCCTTCACAGCTACTAAAATGGGCAGTAACAACACCATACGGTGCCATCTCATCTTCTGCGTTTGCACACGCTCCTGCCGCCATTTTCGACTGCTGGTTAGCCATAAATAATATCCAATACCTACACTCTTGGCATACTTTCAACCGTTCTTTAAGTTCCTTGTCCGACATCTGACTGTACTCCTTGTAATGCTACCTGAACGGCAGCTTGTACGTTTGGATCGTTTAATACAGGCTGTAACTGCATAAACATCTGCCACTGTTGGTTAGTTTGTAAAACTAATGCTTTATCCTTAACCTCATAAGCGTCAAGAACCTGGGGTAGATACGATCCCTGTAATATATTATTTAACTCCACTGCATCCTGTTTCTTACGATCCTTATCGAAAGGTAATGTAGAGCCAGCCTCAACTTGAACATCATACAAAATTTCCTTATGATGCTGGGTTATTGTTATCACAGCCGTTTCGTTAGTCTCACCCACAACCCTAATAATCTGACCAGGCGAGTAATTCTTTTGAATAACCTGTCCCATCAGTAGATACACTCTTGATATAAACTCATCGAATATCGCCGACATCATACCAACCCGACCCTGCCCGGCACGTTCTAAAGCGGCAATCTCAGTAGCAGAGGAAGTCTTAGTTGGCGTTCTGCCCATCCCAACGCCACTCATACCACTGGCGTTCTCCATATCAGCGTTATTAAGCTCATACGCTCGATAAACGTCACCAGAGATAGACGTGGGTGGCATGGTCTGTACTCTACCCATTCCACCGTTATTCAACCAAGTAATACTGTTCGGTGACGATTTAATCTTCTTATGATCCTTAACGGCACCAATCTCAGCTAATGTCCGGGGGAACAACGCGCTATCAGTATGATCCTGAAGCGCAGATATTAAATCATTCATCACATCCTGCCGACCGGCAAGCTGCTCCGTTTCGTTCATACCATACCACCTATGTGGCAGGATATTACCGGAACCGATAACTACTGGCCATAACCCTGACCACGGTTCGTCTACTAAAATAATATCGCCCACCTTAATAGTAAACCTACCATCTGGGTATGCAGGCTCAAAGGTTGTGGTTTTTGGCCCTTCCAGCGGGTCATATACCTCGCCCGATTCCTGATACACCCACTGGCCAGCTATATTTTCTACAAGCGTACCGTCATTTTTCAAAACTTCAAACGGGGTACTAATCTCGTATTCCTGTTCAGTATAATCACGATACCACATACTAACCAGCTTAACCTGCGGCCTGTCCTGTTTCGGGTCTTCTGATTCTGTGTATGTACGCCTGTCAGTTGTAACGCCCATCTCTCTATCTAAAGGACTAACAACGCTCTGGACGGAGTCAAATGTATCAGTCTTACTGGAATCGATATTTTCCTGTAACCGTTCGGCATGTTCTGGCCATCGCCATTTAACATACTCCAAGTCACGTAATACTTCATAGCCAACATAGGAACCGTCCTCAACATTCGTATCAGTTAATGACGGGTCAACTATCAACTCCTGCGGGTCAATCAGTCTAACATTAGCGTCAGGCTTACCGGGCAGTGAATCGTCCCAAAAGACATACATCGCCTGATATCCCATAATCAACATATCATGACAGCCACGGATCAGTTTGGTTCTCATATTAATCCGCCTGGCACGCCAGAGGACCAACTCTTCGATATCCTTAGCAAAGCTCAAGTCATTGTCGTTCTGTGGCAGGAACACCCCTTTAGGGTTATTCTGCGTCAGCATAGCAATCTTCTGCTCAATTATCGGGAATATACGATTAACAACAGCCTGATTTCTATTCTTACCACGCCTGGCTTTAGAGTTTTTTGTATCTGACCCGCTCCGATTATCGCTACGAAGATTAGTACCCTGCCTGGCAAGCCACTGGTCGCCAAGCCAATACCTTATAGCGTCAACCTGAACACCTTGTAACTTTGTCCGCTGCTCACGGCTATCGTCAGCCATAGAGTCGATCCGCTTACATAACTCCCGTTCAGCCTTCTCTCTAGCCTCATCTTCAGGAGAACGCTTCTGTGGATCAAACTCGTCCAGTTCTTCAGTTGTCGTAAAATCTGCCAAGTCAGGCATAATTCATAATCCTTAATAGAATTTATAGTAAGCGATAGCGTCAGCGCCGGTACCAAGTGCAAAGTCAACGTACATCTCGTTCATACCAACCAGGTCGAACCTCAACTCAGCGATACCATTAGCTGTGCCGACCACCGTAGCAACAGCATTGTTTTGAGTGATAGTGAGCGTGTCGGCGTAGAAGAAGCCAGTCAATGCTGAGCCATCCTCTAAGTCAAGATCACATATCGACGTACCAGCGATAGCGGTAAGCGTAACCATGTCAAGTGGGCCAGCGTTGGGACTATCCTGCCCCCATACGGTAGCGGTAACGGTTTCATCCGCAGCGTTAGATACTAAGAATCTAAACCTGGCACCGTTAGCCTCCAGGGGGATATCGTAAGCACCTGCCGAACCGACATCTGGCCAGTTAGTAGGATTCTGCCCAGCAGTCGCCCAGTTGCCAGTACCAGCGTAAGCCAGATCAGTGCTGTTAGTGAAGTTCCGGTTTACCTTAATCCACTCACCTTGTATTGTATAATCCATTCCCATAATCTTATTCCTTTTCTATTTCTTTAGGAAACTGAGCCAAAATCTCCTGTAATCTGGCAATCTCTGACTCAAGCCATTCTTTCCTATATGTCTTACTAACGGGTCTTGACTCTGCGACCTCGATAACATCATTTTCTGTTGCGTCCGTTTTTACTGTGAAAATTTTATCTACCATCTTATTAACTCCTATTTAGTAATAATTGTATCACTTCCTATTGCATCAATCTGATAATGAATATCAAAATCTAAAATAGCAACGCCGCCAGCATAAGGATTCGTTGAACCGGCAACTCTCTTTATACGACATAATAATATGGACGACAAACCATGTCCCGTACCAGAAATTCCAGAGGCTGTTATATTACCCAATTGATGCTTATCATCACTATTAACACCAGTAGGCAGGTCAACAGTCACAAGGGTCGAGTTTGCTGAGAAGTCTTCACCAATATCACACCATGTATATTCAAACTCAATGCCTATATTATCTGACGGATCTACATCGCTCAAGCACATAAAATGAACATGAGGATATATCGTTGACTCTAATAACCATTTATGCGGCATTTGTACTGTAACTAAAGCCTCGTCACCAACAGACCAAACATAACCATAAACTCCCTGACTTCCAGAACCGTCATCAAACAATTTTGTCAGTGTTGGGTTATTGGACGATCCATTCCAGTTATTAGGGCCAATCGGTGTAACGTAGTCATCCCACACTGTCGCATCACCAACAAGAGTCAGCTTGCCATAAGCATCAATATTAGTATAATTACCGGCACCACCTGACAGACCAAGTTTTAGATTGTTTCTTATGGAAAAATTAGCATCATCCCCGTCACTATAAAGGATTATATCAGAACCAGCACCAATCGTGATATACTTATTATCCACAAGAAAATCAATATCACTATCGAAGACGTATGAGGCTGCACCAAGAAAAGACAAAGTATCTACACCAACTAAGTATGTTATTGTAGCATAAACTGTTCCGTCACTCCCAGACATAACTATTTGTGACGTTATATTATTAGACGATCTAACAAACAAAGTATCTTTTAATGACACAATATTTGAATTGCTACTAAATTCCGGAAGTTTGATAGTTGTGAAAACAGTTATTTCATCAACATACATATTAGAATTAGCTAAAGCTACTTCTAAATCCCCAACAGTTGCCTTGCCTGTAGTTGTCAGAGCAAAATTACCAGTCTTGTCACCTGTAAGTCCTGTATCCGCGGCATCTGATTGCCAATAATTTGTAACGGCCGCTATCGGAGGATCAAGAGTCGTATAGTGTAATTCATCACATGTCATATCCCCTGTTGTTGTTAAATTTCCATTGCCAAAAGAAATATCTCCACCAGAGGCAGTTATAACAAGATCATTCGTCCCCCAAGCATCTATCGTAACAGTCCCAGCACCACTCTCATAGGAAATGTCTAAACCACCATTATCAAATGATGACGTAGTCTGATTAGGAATTATCCTATGCTTTCCTGTCGAAAACCAACTTGCAAAATTTGAAACTTTATCCCACCAAAAAGCAGCAAGATTATTAGCATCTTCCTTAACTCTCACAGACACAGCCTCAACACTATTAGAGATAAACTCAAAAGCTCCTGTGTGTCCAGTGTCAGCCTTAACAATATTAAAACCACTCACATTAGAAGATGTCTGGATACTTATATAATCCCCGACGTCTCCATTTGGTTTTATGTCAATCTCATGAGCTGACGATATGACAGATGTATCACCAGTTAAGATCAAAGCATTAGCAGAAACATTCGTCGCCGTTGTCAAATTCGCAGAGGCATCTATCGTCAACCCATTAATATTCAGATTCCCAGTTGTCGTAATCACCCCATGAGTACCATCGGAATATATTCTAAGATCGGTCGGGTCTAAGCCAAGATAAATGCTTTTATTAGCCGTATCAAGATACAAATCACCAGCATCAATATTAACGTCACCAGAGAAGTACCCTGCCCAATTCGTTAGGCCGTTCTGAGCCGCACCATAGACACCTATATTCTTAGTAGCTGAAACTTCATCAACATAAGTTCCGGAAGCCTCACCATAGACGCCAACATTCAAATATGCATTAGAGACATCCGCTGTAAAAGATCCACCGTACGCCTGATCTCTGTCGAATGCAGGATCATCACCAGTTTGATAGCCAATAACAGATGTTCGAACAAACGGGGCATCATCATCAACCCTAGTCATTACAACTGACGCGCCATAAGCATTATCGGAAGAAGTAGCAATCGTTAGGGAGTCACATGATACTATATCATTATCACCCATATCTAAATCGCCAGACATGGCTTGAGAACCGCTGGTTAGGAATAACTTCCCATCGGCATCAGGTACAGTTAATACGCTAGTAGCACCAGAAGATATTCCCGACAATTCAAAGTTTAGTTTCTTAGTGTTATCGTCATTATCTGAAAACACCGCCTCGTTATCTAATACTTGAAACGTAGCGTTCGATAACCGTTCCCACGTAGCCCCATCCGATTCATACAATCCCCTGCGCCTATCCCACAATAACCCAGTAGTCTCTTGAACTAAATATATCGCACCAGCATTAGCAGCAGCACTAGGCAGGGCAGCAAAATTAAGAACCACGCCAGTCCACCCAGCACCTAAAACTGTCTCCTTACCGGCACTGTCACGATAACACATAACAGTCGTACCGGCAGCAGCTTTAGAATACAACCGTGCATGATCTGCGTCAGGATCGCCAGGCGAACCGTTCTCCTTATAGTCCAGAAAACCCGTTACCGGAACTGAACCGTCAGGTCGCAAATCAGTACGATATCTACTTCTATTCATATATGACGTTCTAAGCTATTAAACCAAGTTCTTGTAGTCTATCTATTACTTCATTAAGTCTTGCTATCGCAGACGCAGCATCTGTTGCATCTGCAACTGTTGCCGGCTGGTCAACTGGAGTAGTGTTATAAAAACCTAATAAAGTATCACTAGAGCTTATGGTTCCATTACTTACTGACGTAGCTATACTAGGAAATCTTCCTCTTAACATATTAATAAACCTCATTCAAATCAATTTCTTCATCATCGTCATCAATAATCTCAACAGGAAGATCGCTAATATCCTCTTGAACTATGGAATCGTTAGGTCGCATACACTTCCAACATATAAAAAACGTAAGTAGGGATTGCGCCAGCATCCCAACTGTCACTAATAGTATATCAATCTGATTCATTATTATCAAACTCCTTGTTTTTATCACCGTAAGTGTGGTTATCTCGTATATCAATTACACCAACAGTGATACACTTAATCGCCCTTCGTATCATATGCTCTCGTAACTCTTCCTCCGCCTCCTTAACTCTCTGGGCTATATATATATCAATTCCAACCATCGTCGTCATCTCCTTCTTCCATATCTTCCATATAATCCTTAGCATCATTATACGCCAAGTTATCAGCGTAACTACCATCCCTATCAGGCTTAACAACAAACGCATCACTCACCGTAGCAACATAATCACCCACCATCTGACACCCCGCCGCCTGGATCATCATCTGCAACGTTATACCCAACGACATAACGTCATCGTCATGCTCTCCTGGCTGAGCTACCGGCTTACCGTTCTTATCCCTCACGAATACCCGCAACTCATGTATCGTCCTACCACAGGGAACATCCAGCCAGCCATCCCGTATCGCCTGAATTAAATCATTGACTAAAATCTCACGTGTCACCTTATCAGTCATCCAGCCTATCTCCTGGCTGTAATCGTCGCCATGTTTCTTATACCGCTTCCTCATATATAAGTTAGGATATCCACTGGCTTTAAGTAACTCCCGCACCGCACCACCCATCGTGTTATTAACCTCAAATCCCAGCAGAGCCGTTCCATACCATCTACCCAACTGGTCCATCTGATCCGAAAACTCGTCCGTATCCAACTGCCCATGTAGCTTCGCAACCACACACTTACCATTAACATTACCCACGTGGGCAGAACTCGCGTCCGGGTCGTCAGCCTCGTCAGGCTTCAACCCCTGTGAGGGGTCGCCACCCAACACATATACCTGATCCTCAACCGGCTTCTGCCATATCCTCACGGGGCCACGCAACTCCTCAACGAAACTACCACCAACCATCCTACCCACAAAACGAGGCGGGATAGCGTCCTTCTCCATCTGAGATAACCGGCCAGCATGAAATACCGGCCTGCCTGATACCAAAAACGCCTCGTCAGCACACGATGGATACTCCTGATGGAACATATCCAAGTCACCGCCACACTCATCAGCTATCGTCATCCGCCGCCACATTATCTGTCCATCGTTCAATCCATACAACTCCCGCTCCAACCGCTCCTCCTCCGTTATCGCCATACCCTTGGGGGCAGGTAATACATACTCAGGAAAATTATGCCAGGCCAGAAACAACGGATAATAATTACTGTTCCCCTTAACCGCCGCCTGCCACCTGTCGTAAAACTCACCCCCAAGCCCGTTAGCGGTAGATTCAAGCAATACAGATGTGTCCTTACCCTTGGGAACACATTGCAGGACCGACAGTAAGGTTGCCTTTGCATTATCCCAAAATGCCACCTCGCTACCATGAAAACAATGTATCGTTGAACCCCTACCAAGGTTCTCCTTACCAGCAGTTTTCACTAACATACTCGACCGCCAGGGACTCTTATAAGTAATCTCCTTGCGAGTGCTATACTGCTCCGGTCTACTCTCAGGGTCAGCCTCCTGGTACATCTTAATCTTACGGAATATATCCGTCGAAGCGTCATCGTCATGGGCAGAGATCAAAGCGTTCTGGTTAGCCTTCTTATTACACCAGAAGTACTGACAGGCCGCTCCCCACGTTGTTATCCCCTGCTGACGTGCTTTCAGTATCAATACCCGCACAGGCTTACCAGCACGCTGCTGGGCGTTAATAACCGCCTGCAACTTGAGCTGAGCAGTATTAGGCTTCAACCGAACAAACTCGACACTCTTATTAGTAATCCAACAATGATCCGCTATCCACTGATGAGCCATCAACTCAGCTATTCGGCCAGCCTCAATGACACGCGGGGGAAGGGGGTTACTGCTCATCTGGAACTCTCGTTCATTAAACACGTTATTAACTTACACATAGAATCATATCTGTCACGACTTATAGCTATAACGCCAGTAACTAATCTGCCGCCGGGTGGCTGAGCCTCACAGTACTTACAGAAATCCTCCAATACGTTCCTATTACCATAATCGCCCTTGTAACTCTCGATAAAACCTTCAATATACTTACTCATCATCTAACTCCTTCCGCTTACGAGCAATATACTCGCAAAACTTCTCCAATGAATCACGTAACGACCAACCGTCATAATCACGGGTAGACATGAAGCCAGATATATACTGCTTATTGTCATTCAAATACTCTGACTCGTAGCCGTCTTGGATTCCTTTTAACATCTATTTAATATACTCCGATAACTTCTCAACGGCATGTGTTAAACACCTAGTACCCTTATTCATCATGTTCGCACGGATGTCCATAGCAGCACGGTCGACTTCTTCAAGTAAACTACTGGGGACGTAAGCTAAGTTATCTGATTCGTACATATCTTCCATATACGAAGCAAAACTCCTTATTAACTTCAAATCCTTCTGGGTTTTAACATTCTGGAATGCTATAAAACCATTCATCCACTCAGTCATTCTTTCGTTTTCTTTACTCATCATCTGACTCCTTAAAAAAATAATTAACTAAATTACTAAATTACCTATCTTAACATGCTCCGAGACTTCATTTTTTGTGAGATTTAGTGGGGGGTATGGTACCTATTCTCACCCCTCCCCCCCCTCATTTTCCGGACCCCCTTTGGGATAGTCGTCAGGCAGCCAGGGGGGGCGTTCATCCTTAATGACCTGCTCCACCTGCTCCGCCTGTTGTATATCAATTTGATCTACATCGATCACGTCATCGTCGTCTATGCTTGATAGGTCAAGCCCGTCGGCCGCGTCTTGTATGGCACTATAGCCGGCTTGTAGCTCCTCAAGGCGAAGGTGCTGCTCTTCAGCTGGGAGCGTGTGGATGTGTTCAATTTCTCCCTGTGTGGTCGTGTGTTGGTCGATCATCTGCCTGGAGGCGTACTTAGCTGGGCGGTTGGCCTCCAAGAGCTTGATGAGGAGCGTATCGGAGTACTTCAATCGATGACCGCAAATCTCCCCTTTATAAAAAACCGGATCGTTCATCCCCAACGAAGCGCGACGGACGGCCTCACATTCCAGATTATCACGAAAAAGCTCGATAGCCTCGTTAGCTCTATCTTGTAATTCCGGGCGATCTTTTATCCATCCTTCAATGGTCTGTCTGGCAACAGTGGAAGATTTGCAAGCGGCGTAGTGAGTGCCTGTGAGAGAGAGCGCTGATAAATACGCCGTAAATTTGGCCAACTGATTATTTTTTAATGGTTTCATAACACCCTATTATATGACTATTTATAACAAAACTCAAAACTCAGATCAAAATAATATTATTATAATTGGATTAATTATTGCATTATACCGATTAATGTTGTATAGTTAATATAGTGAAGAAATTAAACATTAAATCGAAAGGGAAAATCATGTCAGAACTAAAGAAAGTATTAATTGACCGCGACGAAATGACCAGTCAGGAAGCCGACGAAGTTATTGCAGAATTAAACAATAGACTTATTAATGATGGTGAAGATCCTCAAGAAGTGTTAATGAGCGTAGGACTAGAGGAGGATTATATATTCGACCTATTATACTAACCAGGCCGAAACGCTCCCCCTCGGAGCGTCTAACGGTTAATCCGTTACTGAAGAGGCCAGCACGCCGGATATATATTATTAGAAGGGAACATGTTATTATGACGACAGATCAGATCAGATACAGAACGTTAGAGTTGGAGCCTGTATTGGAAGCAGCAAAGGCCAGCGAATACAACGCAACGATTAAAATTAATTGTGAAGGCAAGGCAACTAAGCATTTGTCAATCAATTACACCGAGCTGGCGAAGATTGCCAGCGTATTAGTTGAAGGGAAATAGGATTATGAAAACTATTATTGAAACAGCATTAGAGCAGGAAGTTATGGATTGGCTAGAAGATCAAGGCCATGACTACGACGACGGCGAGCAGGGAGCTTATGATGACTTACAACAAGGTGGTTGTCAATCTGGTATTGTATCTAAAATGACTTACTATTGTGACACAATCAAATTTTATGAGAATCATCAACGCGAGATTGATACAATGCTTGCTGATTTCTGTGATGATTGCGGTTGCGATCCTGCTGGTCTGTTTGGTGATAAGTGGGACAGTGACGACCCATTCGCCTGCTTTGGTATAAATAAAAACCTGCTTGCATGGTTTGGTTTTGAGGAGACTGCCAGACGTATCATGGAACAATAGATTAACCCTTCCCCCCTGGAGCGTTACCCGTATTCGCAATCGGGCAGGGGCTTATTGTTTATTAGTTATTAGTTATTACTAGAAAGGGAAGTCATGCAAATTAAAATTAAATGTATAGAATGTCAGAAGGTTTACGGGCTAGATGTAGATGATACTGGATATGATGCTTGGCGGGAGGGTATGTTAATACAGAAAGCATTGCCAGAAATGTCTAAAGATGATCGGGAGTTATTAATCAGCAGTATATGCGGCACGTGTTTTGATGCGATATTTGCATCGGAAGGGGAATAGTAGTCATGACAACGATTAAAGAAAAAGAGTTATTAGCAGAATATCGTCATAATCGCATGTTTATTAAAGATTTTTCAGCCAGTCAAGCTGCTGAAAACATCAAGGACATTATTTTATTTTACAGCAAGCACGGCATGACTAGGACTGCTGATGACATTGCAACTATGATAACTGAATATTGTTACGATGGAGAAATCAAAAAGGCAATGGAAATAACGGCCTTAATTTGTGAGGACATTGTAACATGAGTAAAGATACCGTCATCTGCACCCGTTGCGACAATTACCAGATCAGCCCTGGCGGATGTTGTGAGAGTTGCGCTTCCCATAAGAGTAACCCTCACTATCTCACCTGCGGTTATTATGAGTCGCGATTATGGGGTATATATGATTATTGTAAGGATTTTAAGGCTATTAAACAGGAACATAAAATAAGGAGTTTCAGATGATTATCAAAAGATGTAACGATTGTGGCGGGCGGTTCAGTACTGCCCATGACGCTAAATACTGTCCGGTCTGCGTGACTGCCAGGTTGGACGACGACCGGCTTGAGATCGCCCTGAGCCGCCATGAGATGCTCTTGGCTGTATCGGCCATTGATAGTGTGGCTGACGCTATGCGACCTGCTGACCAGGCTGTATCGATGAGTATGCGGGCCAGGATGTATATGATGCTGCGGGTGCACGATGATATGACAGTTGAGAAGGCATTAAGAGGAAGGAGGCCGATCCATGAAGCGAAAGATTAAAACTATTGCCAATAGTGAGGTGCGCAAGCATATCCGCAAGCGTATGACTATGATGGGCCGTTCTCAGTATTGGGTAGCTATTCATAGTGGCATGAGTCCTACGGTATTTAGTCGCTATATGAAATGCAAGCAGGACATTCACGCTGAGAAGTTATGGGATATCATGATATCTTTGGACATTAAGTTTAAAAACTATGATGGTTATTACACTAACGATTTGCGAAGGGATGGTTTTAAGATATGAAGTATTATTATTTAAGAGTTGATTTGATTAGTGGTCATAATGAACCGGAGGTTTTTAGGTGTATTAAATGTTCCCGCAATCGAGATGACGAGGAAAAGCGGATGCGGGATACTGGCTGGTTTCGGATTGGCGACGAAGTTTATAATCTGCGTGCTTATCGTAAGTTTAAGGTTACTGATGTTAGAATTACTTATGGCGGTAGTTTTGGTTATTTCCTTGCCTATGATATTCGTCAGATATTGCAATCCAATGGTATTACTTATCTTTATGAATTAATGGCTGCTGATATGGATGATATTGCTGAATTTAGTGGTATTGGCGAGAAGCGATTGACTGATATTCTAAAATACCGTGGTTATATCTACAGTTTACACTATTAACCCTCCACATCATCCATCTCTAACTCCATTCGGTTTGCTGCTGATTGGAGTTTTTTTATGGCTGCATTTTGGAGTTGTCTGGCTCGTTCTTTGGTTCTGTTGATTGCTTCCCCTGCTGCCTGGAGTGTCAGGTTATTTTTGAATCTAAGTATTATTATAAGTTTTTCATTTGGTTTCAGGTTGGCATAGTGGATGAGTCTAAACATTTCTGCCCATTGCACGGTTTTGGGTTGGACTATCCTTTGTACGGTTTTGAAATGTTGCTGGCAATCTGTGATGCAGAGTGGTTGCCATTTATGGACGGATGATCTGTAAGTTGCATATTTGAACGCTTGATAGCAGTAGGTGGAGAATTTATTACCTAGCTCTGGTTTGAAGGCTCTAACGCATCTGATGAGGGTATCGGTAAGGGTATTATAGTAGTTATCTCGTAGATATATTTTATATTTATCGCAGTGTTGGCTGTAGTAGGCTCCGACCAGTTCTATATTATCGGCTACCATCTTGGCTTGTTTGGTTGTTAGTGGCGTTTTATTGGTTGGGCTCATTAGTTGTTATTATCTCCCAGACGTTAGTGGTAATGATTGTTGTGTATAGGTCAGGTGGCTTGGTATTAGTCCTGGTATCCCACCCGCAGTTAAGACATTCATATATAGGCGGGCATTGTGGCAGCATGGTTACTTGTTCGCTGTGGCATTGGGGGCAGGTCACTCGAACACCTCCATCAGATCGGAAGCAGGTACACAGATATAATCAGGCGGTATATTGGGATCGTTGGCCATAAACCAATCACTCCCCGCTGTTTCTATTTTTTCGCAGTTGCAGCAGCCATTGTTTACGAGCATCAGCCAGGCGATTATGATCCAGGTTATAAGTGAATAGGTTGCGTTCTTTTTCATTTTTTTTGAACTCTCTTATTTTGGTTTGACGTGGTGACAGGTACCAGCGGAGGAGGAGGACCCCCCCGCTGATGGCTGCACCGATTAGGGTTAGGTAGGTTTTCACGCGTTAGCATCTCTGGCGGCTATTCCTAGTAGCAGGCCACCTGCTGCGGCGAGTATCACGCCTGCCGTTTTGTAGATACCTTCCCCTGCTGTTGCTAGGGGCGTTCCGATGCCGAGCATAATGCCGGCTACTGTGGTGATCCATGATTTTTTCATAATCGTGGTTCTCCGTTTCTGCCCGCTGTGGGGCTGTTAGATTGTTTATTTTTCAGTCTCCCCCGTCTGGTAAAGGCACGAAGACTGATGTTGGTAGGTTTATATAGGTATATATCCATCCTCCTGGCACCCTCATTACTTCTATCCCTAGCCACACATATTTTTCACCTGTCTTCATACGTTCTAGTTCACATTGTTTATTCAGCATTGACTTCATCATTTCACATCCTTCTTTCATATTGGGCAGGTTGCTGCCTGTTAAGTTTAGTACATATAGGGGGTCCCACCCCCACAGGTGAGCAAGTAGGGTACCCCCACACACACATATATATATATATATATATATAGTAAGTACTTATGAGAGGGTGAGGGGTTGAGCAAGTAGGTGAGCAAGTAGTGAGCAAGTGGTGAGCGAGAGGTGCGTAAGTAGGGTAGGCTACTTGCTCACATTGGAGGGTAAGTGAGCAAGTAGGTCTAGCCCTTACCCCATAAGGAGTTACCGCTGTTTTTAGGGCTACTTGCTCAGTACTTGCTCTAGTATGGGTGGGTGGGGTAGTAGGGTGTATACTAAGCATCGTTAGCCTCATTTCTCGGCACAGGCGGAGCATAAGTCAGCGACCACTTGCACTGCGAACCCTCGCCCCGTCCGTCCCGAAACATAGATATCCGGTTCTGTTCCTTGAGTTCTTTCCTGGCCCTGCGGATAGTTGCTGTCGAGTGACCTTCCTCTTTGGCCATATTATCCATCTCCACTGACCACACTGCCCCATCGTGAAGTATTTCAAGTATCCATTCCTTAGCATCTTCTCTGGGCTTGGGGTTAAACGTAGATTCAACCGCCTCAAAATGATCCTGGGCAGTAGTGTCGACAGGTACATTCTCCCAAGCTACCGCGCCGTCGAGTATCCGATAGGCCAGTCCATTGGTATCCTGAGCGATATTATTTTTGGCTGGTAGCATGAGTCTGCGTGATCGATCTTCAGTATCGGCTGTAACCATCCAAACGGTTCTGGCTGCTGCTACGAATGCCAGACTGCCCATCGCTCTATACAAGGGGTTGGTGCCGCCACCCTTATTTAAGTGGGTTACGCCGACCAGTGCTACTTCAAACCTGGATGCCATATCCGCGAGTGGCTTGAGAACTGCTCGGATATCGGAGTTAGAATGGCCATCGGTTTTTCCCAGGTATGCGGTTATGGGGTCGATAATGATTAGTTTACAATCGTCAAGTTTTTGTACTGCCCGTTCGATTGCCATGAGGTCGGTTACGAGGTTGACGAATGTCTCCTGCCCTTCGACGGTTTTAATCATGCTTATATGGTTTACTTTAGAGAAATCAGCCCCCATCGCTTCTAATCGTGGTTTAATAGTATCTTCAGGGTCATCTTCGGCGCTGAGCATGATAACGCTGCCGATATCGGATGTATTACCCCGTTCGCAGGGCCATCCCGAACCTGTTGATACTGTTGAAGCCATTGATATTGACACGAAGGACTTACCTAACCCTGGGTCGCCGGCTATGAGCGAGAGTTTACCGAGAGCGAACCGCTGGTCCCAAAGCCATTTAATTGGTTTAGAGACTACATCAGCGAAGTTTACCATAATACACTCGTTGTACTTAGCTGGCTCACCGGCTACTACTGGTGCTGTTGGCAGTGCCCGTGGCTTACCTTCCCCTGCTGTCATACCGCTCCGTATAGTCTTGCGAGCCTCCGCCTCACCCAACCCTGCATCCATAGCAGCCATGAGAAGCTCGTAGGAGGCCGCTGACGGGTCTAACCCATGAGAGCCGATAAGAGTTCCTAAAGTATGCGATGATGTATTGAGAACGTGGTTCCGTTCGCCGTGGACTGCTTGCCTGACGTTGCGACACTCACAGGATATGATATTTCTGAGATAAGGCTGGGTATTGGTTGGGCAGGGAGGGAGTTTCGGCTTCGGTGGCTTGAGTATATCCAGCAGTTCTTGGGGCAGATCAGCGATAGGCGTGCCGTTACTGGCCCACACGTACTCCCCGCCGTCGGGATGCTTTGAGCCTGGGAACACACACTGCCCACCCTCGCCCCTGGTATCAACATGGGCAGACAGCTTACCACTGGAGTTGCCCAGCTTAACATTGGTGTAGAAGTAGTGATGACTGCCGTTGTGGGTTGTGACAGTCATGGTTTCAGGGAGTTCAATAACACCACCCTCGTCCACGTCTACGATTAGAAGGTATTTACCCTTAGGTGCCGATACTGCCCCGCACCTCACGCCTACGTTACCTATCGCGGCGTAGTCCATGGCTTCAGAGAGATTGGCTTTGGGTGCTTTTTGCCAGCCGGTGAGGATGGGTACTTTTTGGTTTAAGGGTGTAAATCCAAAACCCATTTCATAGCCAATCCTGATGTTTTTCTTTAGTGTCGATTCTTCCATAATATTATTATACCTATTTCTTCGCTTCATGATTAATAAAAATCCTTACCTTACCTTACTGGAGCTTATTGCATCATCACGTATTTTATTCATCCTTCATATACCTCCAGGGTTCTTCGACCCACCGCTGGGCAGAGAGTGGATGATCGTTAGTTCCATACGGCATATACGCCTTCCCGTCCCGCACGGCTTGATAGTATCCTGCCCACCCGTTCGGGTCGTTTGGCATGGGGTATCCGGTGTTCCGCCAGGGGTCGTGGGACTGGCAGCCGGTCAGTAGTAGGATTATGATTATTGTTTTAAGTTTCATTCTATAATCCCATCAAATATGCCCATTTTGTCTTTTTCCTCCCGTATCCGCTTTTGTGATATTTCAACATAATCGGCGTTTAGCTCAATGCCGATGTAATCCCTATTGAATCTTTCGGCAATCATTCCTGTAGTCCCTGCGCCCGAAAATGGGTCGAGAACCGTGCCGCCTTCTGGGCATCCTGCTTTTATACATAAGGTCGGTAACTCTGGGGGGAATGTGGCAAAATGTGCCTCTTTGTATGGCTTGGTTGTTATTGTCCATACGGAGCGTTTATTGCGGTATCCGTCGCCTGCAATCCTGCTGTCTACGCCTCTACTCTGTCGATCTTTTATGCTCTGAGCGTGACATGCAACCTTGTCGTCTATGCCTGTGTTTTTCCCCCTTAATAATCCCAAATCCTTCCCCCCAACCGCATTCTCCCTTATCGCATCCGCATCATAATAATACTTAGCCGATTTAGTCAGCAGGAATATATATTCATGTGCTTTGGTGCATCTGTCGCGGACTGATTCCGGCATGGGGTTGGGTTTGTGCCAAATTATATCTTGACGCAAATACCAACCGTATGCCTGTAATTCCAACGCCACTCGCCATGGTATGCCGATCAAGTCTTTTTCTTTTAATCCTTTAAGTTTATTACCACGCCTACCGCATTTTTGCGGTAAATCTTGGCCGGTAGAACTTACTGTCTGCTTGGACATTGCCTGCCCTTTGCCCGGTCGGTAATTGTAATAACTATCGCCCAAATTCAGCCACAAAGTGCCGTCCTTTTTCAATACCCGATGCACCTGATCGAATACCATAATCAACGATCTAACATATTCATCAGGCGTGGCCTCTAGCCCCATCTGTCCATCTTCGCCATAATCCCTTAACCCGAAATAGGGTGGAGAGGTTACGCAGCAGTTCACTGACTCATCATCTAATATTCTCAACACGTCTAAACAGTCACCTTGTATAATTTTACTGTTGCTCATTCTATTCTCCTTCGGTATCCACCGTGTTATTTGTTTCGCATCCTGTCATTTCCCGTTTTACGCAAATAGGATCGTCGTTGTCATGAATCTTATTGTAGGTATCCGATAAGCCACATAGGAGAATCAGTAATAATATAAAATTGATAATTTCCATTATTCAGTATTCCTTAATGGTTCGATTTTACTCAAATAACACCGGCTGATCGTCCGCCTTTGCCGTCGCGTCACGATTTATCCACCATTGCCAGTATTCCTCTGGCGTGAAATCCATTCTATTGTCGGGTTTCCATGTTGCCTTAATTGCCCGTTCCCACGCCTTTGCTATTCGCGGCCATCGATTCATGTCTCTCTCGACTTCTCGACTCATTGGACACATCACGCAACCAAGGCGGGCAAAGCCCTCGTCATATAACTTACAATAATCTATCTGCTCTGAGCGGATATAATCCCACACGTCACTTGTGCGCCAGTCTATAATCACGTTGAGGAAATGTTTACCTCTGCCCCTCATGCACGGTTCTAACATTTTCCGTTTGCTTCGCCTGGCAGATTCGCCCCACCTTACGCCTGTGATAACGATTCGACCTTCGCCGCCACCTTCCTTCATGACTCGACAACAATAGCGGGCGTTCCGTCTGGGCGGCATCCCCTTCTTGCGTACCAAAGTCCACATTGTCATTTCGGGTTGTACTATTTCAACATCTGCCTGTTCTCGGACATGATAAACCAATTCGGGCGGATCGCAGGTTGTGTTATGGTAATGAGCCGTAAACTTCACGCCACTTTTGCGGGTCAAGTTTAATATCACGTCAGAATCTTTACCGCCGCTATAGGCTAAATAATAGCCGTCCGAGTGACGGTCTATTGCAGACCGCTCAAATTCCTGTAATCGACTAATGGCGATTTCTTCAAGTTGCCCAAATAACGTTTTCATATTATTCAGTATTCCTTAACGGTTCGATTCCAAAAGCTCTGGGTTCTGATAGATGTCGCCGATGACCACATAACCCGTATTGTCTGGCTTGTTCCCAAGAGAAGTGCCAATCGGATTAAATTGCTTAATTGCGTCCAAAAAGCCAAACATGCCCCACTGGAATATAACCTCTCGATTGAATGATTTTTGCGTACAACTCCAATGCCGTACTATATCCCCCTCCCAAATCTCCTGTTTGTTCTTGTCGAGCAGGCCGGTGAACTGCATAATGCGTAATTTTGTGTAAAAATCGCCCGTATAACTAATCATGCTTTCTATCTTTGAGTAATCTTTTAACCCAAAGAAACTCATTAACTTACTAAAGTTGTCCCATGCTCTGAATCTAATTACTCTACTCATTATCGGTTCCTTTCTCGCGGGGGAGGATTGTTAGGTCTCCTTTTGTATTTTAGCTTCTCTACAAATTCAGAATACTCACTATCAGCCGATTCCCAAGCCTCAAATTTTTTACTAAATATAGAAGTCCCTAAAATCGCTTCTCGGCCATACGAACCTAATATCACTTGTTCAAAACACGGTTCGCCATTCCCTCCAGTCAGCGTCCGTTTATAAAGCCTGACACCCATTAGTCTGCTATTACTGTTATAATGCCTTTGCACCACATATATCGTTGGTTTATTGCTCATCCTTAGCCAGTATAGGATTCTTCTATTCATGGCCATGCTCCTGTATTTTATCGCTGAGTATTGCGTTGTATTTTTCTTGACTGTGTAGATATCTGGCAACGGCCTTGTTGATTGCTTCTTGCTTATCCATCCAAGTGTCTACCGTTTCCATCCAAGCAAGCACCATGAGGCATATCCACACAAAGATTACGCTCAGAGTTAATAATTCAGTCATCATCTTCAACCTCCTTGAGTCGTTTAGCTATATCTTGATTAACTGATTCTTGATCTTCCTTACAACTATTAGCTTCTTTTTGGTATCGCCGAACTTCTAAAATAATGGCGAAAACTATAACCCATAACACCGCTATGTGCATTCCTATGTAAATCATCACACCCTCCTCAGCACGACGGCGGTTGGGTAGACGATGTTTTTGGACTCTGTTCCCATTGGTGCGGTACTCCACCAGTTAAAATCTATGCCTTCAACTTGTTGCATCGCTGGACATATCTTGCCAACATGTACGCGACTGACATTTTTACCATCACTTCTATAGTTATACAGCCCGCCGACGAAGTCTGACCGTCTCAATGCAGTATCAATAAACGTATCTCCAAAGACAGGATGCATATAACACAAATCGCCAGCAGATTCGGTTATCTCACAATACACCAGCCCGTCCTCTTTCGGTTGCTCGTAATCGGGGCGGAGACGGTATGTCATATCTTCACAAAGAGAGTCTGTGGGTGCTGGCCTCCAGTGATTACCAATGAAAATTTCTAAATATCTTTGTTGTGAGTCGTTTAATATCGTACTCAACGCATCGCTCAGCAACCCCATTGGAATCTGATTATTCTTCAAAACGTCAATCTGTTCATTCGTCAGTCTCATCCTTCGCCACCTTTCTCTGTTTTATCTAAACATCTACCTATTTCATTGATTAGTCTATCTTGCTTTTCGGTTGAGCATTCAATATGCGGCAATGCCTCTGTTAATAATATCCGCAATTCCTTTGCCTCAAAGTAATATTTTTTATACAAGGCTTTATAGTCTTTCATCCTTCGCCACCTTCCTCTGTCAATTTAAGAATCTCAACCTCGCCTATTCTGTGAAATTTATTAGCTTCTTTGATTAATTCTGGTGTCCTATATTCGGGGGCAACACTTAACAAATGATATAACAATTGTCGTTTAATTTTTTTATCTAATATTACCGAACAACTCCCGCACCATAACGGCCAACAGCTAAAATCAATATTGGCTCCAATCAGATTAGCTCCAGTCAGATTAGCTCCACGCAGATCAGCTCCACGCAGATTAGCTTCACGCAGATCAGCTTCACGCAGATCAGCTCCACGCAGATCAGCTCCACTCAGATCAGCTTCACGCAGATTAGCTTCACGCAGATCAGCTCTACGCAGATCAGCTCCAATCAGATTAGCTCCACGCAGATTAGCTTCACTTAGATCAGCTTCACGCAGATCAGCTCCACTCAGATTAGCTCCACGCAGATCAGCTCCACTCAGATCAGCTCTACGCAGATCAGCTCGCTTCCCGCCTTTGCCGTTCAGCCAGACGGCGTGGTTTTTCAATATAAGATTAAGTTCTTTACTGGTCATTCTTATCTCCTTCCGCCATCAGTACGGGACGATAACTAGTAACTGTTTCTTGGTATTCCTCAACCTCTATCAGTTTTGGTTCAGAATATTCAAAAGGACCATCTTCTACGTTTTCATTGGAGCTTTGTTGCCAATCCATCTGGTAAGTTTTCCCTGTTCCTATGTGAAGAAATATTCCCGTGTAACAATCCATCCATCGTCTTTTTGTTACGATGTGCGATTCTAGTTCCATCCATCCGAAAAGCTCATGATATACTAATAACCTACCATCTTCTTTTGTTAGTTCCATCTTACTCACTTCCTTTCGTTTCGTTCTCCGCCATCAGCACGGCGGCTATGATCTCGGCGGGGGAGAGTCCTGCAAGCCATTCGTTGACCAGACTTTTTTTGCGGCCCTATTCTCCAACGCCTTCCAGCCGTTCTCGCACGCTAACCGCCATTCTTTTGCATGTTGTATCAGTGGCGGCCCGTTCTGAATGTCAAGTAAATCCTTCAACGCTTTCCGCAACTCTTTTATTTGTTCGTCTTTAGTCATCTTGAATACCCTTCTTTCTCTAATGCGGCCCATACGTCATCAACGCTACGAGCTAATATATAAACG